ATTAATATTTTAAAAATATGAAAAATTGTGTTTAAAAAAAATAAAAAATAAATTAGATATAATATATGTCAAATCAAGAATTAAAATATGATGATTATATAACTGATTATTTTAATAATAATTTAAAAAATATATTGGATGATAATTTTGATGACGATTTAAATAATAAATTAAAAACAGATAATGTTATTGATTCTAATTTTGAAGATAAAATTTTGGGAATTAATTACGAAACCAACAGTGATGTTATCATAGGTATTGATCTTGGAACTACAAATTCATGTGTAGCGATATGGAGAAATAATAATTTAGAAATAATACCTGATAATTATGGTTGTCATACAACACCTTCAATTGTAGCTTTTGGTAATAAAACTAGATTTGTTGGTATTGAAGCAAAAAATCAAACAGAAATAAATCCCAAAAAAGTGATTTATGAAATTAAAAGACTAATAGGTTGTAAATTCTCTGATGAGAGTGTTAAAAATGATATTGAATTTTTAACATATAATATTTGTCCAGATTCAACCAATAATAATGTATTAGTTAATATTGATAATAAAAATTACACGCCTGAAGAAATTTCTGCAATGATTTTATCAAAATTAAAAAATGATGCATCAAGATATTTAAAATGTAATGTTATAAAAGCTGTAATTACTGTTCCAGCAAATTTTAACGATTCGCAAAGACAGGCAACTAAAGATGCTGCAACAATTGCAGGACTTGATTGTGTTAGAATAATTCATGAACCAACAGCTGCTGCTCTAGCATATGGATTAATGAATAAATCTCTAGAAAGTGACAAAGATATTAAAACAATCGTATTTGATCTGGGTGGTGGGACAATTGACGTATCATTACTTAATATTTCCAATGGAATTTTTGAGGTATTGGGATCGGTTGGAAACACACACTTGGGAGGAGCAGATTTTGATACTCGCATAATGAAATACTGCATATTAAAATTCAAAAAAAAATTTAAATATAAAGATATTAAAATAAATATTTTATCATTACAAAAATTAAAAAAATTATGTGAAAATGCTAAAAAGATATTATCAACTTCAAATAAAACCATTATAGCAATAAAAAATTTTTATGATTCAAAAGATTTATTTATTGAAATTACTCGAGATATTCTCAACGAAATTTGTAATGATTTACTTATCTTATGTATGGAACCAATATCAGAAGTTTTAAATACTTGCAATATTTCCAAAAATGATATTGATGAGATCATACTTGTTGGAGGTATGACACGTATGCCAATAATTAGAACAAATATTAGTAATTATTTTAACGATAAAAAAATAAATTGTTCATTAAATCCTGATGAAATCATTGCTACAGGAGCTGCCATTCAAGGATTTATTTTATCAGATAAAAAAGATCCATTTTCCGAATCAATGACATTACTTGACATTATTCCATTATCATTAGGTGTAGAAACAATTGGCGGAGTTATGGATGTTATAATTTCCAGAAATACTATTATACCAGTTACAAAAAAAAGACTTTACACTACAACTGAAGATTATGAGGATTCTGTTACCATTAAAATTTTCGAAGGAGAAAGAAAAATGACAAAAGACAATTTTTTTGTTGGTGAATTCGAACTTAAAGGTATTGAACCGAAATTAAGAGGGTGTGTTGAAATTGAAGTTAAATTCTCAATTGATGTTAATGGTATTATAACAGTAACAGCTGAAGATGCTGACACCAAATCCAAAAATAGTATAATAATAACAGGAAATAAAAGTAGACTAAGTCAAGAGAAAATTAATATGTTAATTCAAGAAGCTAAAAATTATGAACTAAAAGATAAACTTGAAAAATGTCAAAAACAATATTATTATGAAATTACTGATCATTGTTCTTGCATCAAGCTTCGTATTGATAATAAAAAATTTAAATTTACAGATAATGACAAAAAATCTATAAATAATGACATTGATAAAATTTTATCATGGTTAATCGAAAAACCCTATTATGAGAGAAGTCTTGAAGAATACAAAGAAGTTTTAAATAAATTAAGAAAACGATATTATATTATTTTATTAGATACCAGTAGTGTTGACATTAAAGACAAAAAAATATACAAAAATAATCCACAATCTAATCCTGATAATGACTATTCGAGTGATGATGAAGATGATTCTAAACGCGTCAAAGGAAAAAATTTAGAAAATTCGGATTTTAATGCAACATCAATTTATGAAAACGAAGATGAAAATATTAATGACCAAAAATACGATAATTTTACCTATGAAGACGAATTATGTGATGCTAATAAAAATCAAAAAAACGAATTAAAACAAATTAAAAATACATTACAAGAATTATGTTATAATCTGTTTGATATTTTATCAAGTGGCAATTTAAAATTAAGTAACGACGATATTTCCGAATTGAAAGACTATATTGATGATATTTTATTATGGATTCATGTTGTCAATAAACCAAAAATCAATGACTATAAAGAAAAAATAGATTTTATTAATACTAAATTTGATATTGTATTAGAAAAGTACAATAATGATTTATTTGAATATAATGAATTAGTTAAAAATATAAAATCAAATAAAGACGAATTAGAACAATTATGTTGTTTTATCAAATGTTGTATAAGCGATAACCAGTTCTCATTTTTAGATTCTGAAAAAATAAGTATTTTAAATACTAAAATTGATAACATATTCCAATTTTTACATACACCAGATATTTCAGAAGATGATTGTAAATTAAAATTAGATGAAATTAACAATTTTTGCAATGAACTAATTAATAAACAATCCACTAATCATGATAAAAACAATATCGAAGATATTAATCCTATTGATGATAAATTAGGGGGTGTTAGTGTTCAGGATCTCATCAAAAAAAAATTGATAAAATAATACTTTGATAATTAATCTATACATAAATAGTATATAAATGTATTATAATAATGAATCATTAAATATGAAATTTCCACAATTCTCTAAGGATAATCCCGATATAATATTAAGATTATGTTTATCAAGAAAAAGTGTTCCAAAAGAAGCATTTAATGTAAAACCGCTTTGTATTGGTTTTTCATACAATATAGATAAAAAAAATGACAAATGTACTGAATATCGCGAAATCGAAAAGGAAGTTTTGTTCAATCGCACACATCTTATTAACAATTTACCATTTGATAATTACGATTTATTACTTGAAAATCCTGTTTTAGTACTGAATTTTGTTAATGAATGTGAAAATAGCTCATTGAATGAAAAAAATGTAGATTATATCGAGTATTCTAAAGCTCTTGAATACATTAGAAATAAAAATAAAGATTCCCCAAAACCAATAAAATTATGCCATAATATCACTTCGGAATTCGAATCTTTTGATAGTGATAGTGACATAATTGTAAAAGGTTATGAGGATAAATTAGAAGAAAATAAAATAGAAGATAATGCATTTTATGAAACTTTAGAATTTAGTGATAATTATTGGAATAATTACAATTTTGGAGATATTAAATTAGAAAATAATTATTTAGATATTAATGATGATGATGGATATAGTGATGATAGATATAGTGAAACAACACCAGATTATAGTAGTTATGACTATTATAGCGAATCATGGTTTAATTATTAGTAAAATTTTATTTATATAGAATTCAATAAAAAAATACAAATTTAATAGTCACTCTAAAGAAAATTCGTATTTATTTATCATTTTTAGAACTCGCAAAATTTTTTCTAAAAATGCACTAAAATATTCTTTATTATATGCCAAAGAAGGAATAATCCTTGTAATTTTACTTTCTGAAATCTGATCATAAATGACCAAACGCTTATGCGAAAAAATTTTTTTATTTTTATCTATTATCTCAAAATGATAAAAACCTATTCTATATTTCTAAAAAAATTTGCGCAAAAAATTAAAATAATTATTGTGCGAACACAAAAATTCACATTTTTGTTCTTTTTTGAAATTATATTTTAATTCTGGAACCAAAATTTTAACATCAATTTTGAAAAAATGACAATTTCCACAATTAATATCAACATCAAAATCATCATTAGTTAGATAATTATTGATAATTTTAATGATATCAATTGGCATTATAATTTTATTTTCCAAAATTATTTTTATATTATTACTATCTATTTTAGCAGGAATTTTTAAAATTTTTTTTAATTTTTTTTAATTCTTATTTCACATAATTTATTTGCTTTAATACAAGCTTCTTTACAAGTTTCAATTATGATTTGTTTTAAAGGTTTAATATCTATATCCTCAATTTTATCTATATACTTGTTAAATTATTGGCAAGAGATTTGAAAATTATTGGATAAGAAGTCCCATTAGTCTCAGTAGCTACATTTTTTGATAATGTAATCGTGTTTCTATTATCAGATTGGAAATTTCACTAATGACATTTCCAATAGGTTGATTTCTGAAGATATAATAATACTTGTGATCAACAAATATTCTTGACTTTCACCTTTTTAGTTTATTAATAAATCAACTATTGATATTTATTCAATAATAATTTTGTAAAATTTTATAATCTAAATTTATATAATAAAAAATTATTAATTTCCTATTGATTTGAACATATTAAAATTTTTTTTCAAAAAAAAATACTAAACTAATTCTTATTATTTGCGTTGCGATTCATATAGTCTGTAAATTTTTTATTAGATATATCCTCGATTCTTAAGAATTGATGACATGATTTTTTTTAAGTTTACATTTGCAATTATTATGATCAAAAATGTCAACACTATGAAATTTAAATATTGAACTTTCATCTTAATATAAAATTGATAAGTTAGAATAAAAATTAATACAATTTTTATTAAGATCAACAATCTTGCAATTATAATTTGCATTAAAGTTGAATTTTAATTCTGGAATCAATATTGTTAATATAATTTCAAAAACATTACTTTTATTACGACATTCACATAATACATGAACATCAAAATCAATATAATAATAATAATCAGCAATTGTTGGTGATTACAGATCTATATACTCTAATTTTTTACTTGATAAATTATTTTGTGATTTTTTTTGTATTTTAATATTTTCTTTAATAAATCATTTATTATTTTTTTTTCCAATTTTTTTAATTTAATATTTTTAATCTTTTTAATTCTTCTCTTATATCATTATTATATGGAAATTTATTTTTTAATAACCATTTCATATTTTCTAAATTTCCATTTTCGGCTGCATAAGCAAATGTCCATTCATCATATGGAAATTTATTTTTTAATAACCATTTCATATTTTCTAAATTTCCATTATAAGCTGCATAAACAAATGTCCATTTATCATATGGAAATTTATTTTTTAACAACCAATTCATATTTTCTAAATTCCTATTTTTGACTGCATAAGCAAATGCACATTCATTATATGGAAATTTATTTTCTAACAACCATTTCATATTTTCTAAATTTCCATTTTCGGCTGCATAAGCAAATGTCCATTCATCATATAAAAATTTATTTTTTAACAACCATTTCATATTTTCTAAATTCCCATGAAGAGCTGCATTAGCAAATGTCCATTCATCATATAAAAAATTATTTTTTAACAACCATTTCATATTTCCCAAATTCCCATTTTTTGCTGCATAAGCAAATGTCCATTTATCATATGGAAATTTATTTTTTAATAACCATTTCATATTTTCTAAATTTCCATAAAAAGCTGCACTAACAAATGTCCATTTATCGTATGGAAATTTTTTTTCTAATAACCATTTCATATTTTCTAAATTTCTATTTTCTGCGGCATAAGCAAATGTCCATTTATCATATGGAAATTTATTTTTCAATAACCATTTCATATTTTCCAACCTTCCATATTTTGCGCAATATTTAAATATATTTATATTTTTACTTTTTGTTGTTTTTATAATTAATTTAGGATCATATTTTATTATCTCTTTCTCATCTACATACTCTAATTTTTCACTTAATAAATTATTTTGTGATTTTGTTAAATATTTTAATGTTATCTTCGATAAATCATTTATTATTTTTAATGTTATAAATAAATTTTCCATTTTTATTTTTTATTGTTATTTTTTATTCTTATTTTTTATCTTTTTTTACTTTTTTTAATTTTTCCTAATTCAATAATTTTAATCTTTTTAATTCTTCTTTTATAATATTATCGTATGGAAAATTATTTTCTAACAACCATTTCATATTTTCTAAATTTCCATTTTCAGCTGCATATTCAAATGTCCATTTATCATATGGAAATTTATTTTCTAACAACCATTTCATATTTTGTATATTTCCATTTTCAGCTGCATATTTAAATGTCCATTTATTATATGGAAATTTATTTTCTAACAACCATTTCATATTTTCTAAATTTCCATTAAGAGCTGCATATTGAAATGTACATTCATCATATGGAAATTCATTCTCTAATAACCATTTCATATTTTCTAAATTTCCATTTTCTGCTGCA